AAAAAAGTTTCCACTCTTACAAACTAAATGCCATAAAATATTTTCTAGAAATATCTTACCTTTCTCTAATTCACTCTTATGTAGTAAAATAGAATCGCAAACTGTTCCATGACCATCGCACCATGTATATGTAATGATAAAGTCATTAGTCATGCTATCAACCATTGCATAAAAACCATTCTCTTCGCCACATGTATAAATATAGTGACCAACTTTTGAATCAGCTCGAGCAAAAAATGGACCAAGTCCAGATTTCTTACCATTCTTATAAGCCCAACCAGTGAGCACATTGTATGCCCAATAGTGCCATGAGATATCCATCTCATCAAAGTTTATTTTACTCATTCGACTGCTCCTCTCTCTAATTCATATCT